AATCCAAGAATATGAACTTTGCCACAGCGTTTTAAAAAAAGCTGCAAACGCTTTGACAGTAAAACTTGCTTACTAAAGGAGAAACCAATGACTACAGAATTAGCAAATAAATGTAAGGTTAACGGTTACAACCGAAGCACTTACAATCAAATTATGATTGAGCATAACGGTAGAACCTTATCTATCGTTCAGCATTACAACACAACCGTCAGTAATCATGGAGTGCTGTATTGCTCAGAAATCATGGACATGTCCACGCAACGTGTAGAGCGCTTCGATGGCACAGGTCACAGTTTAATAGAGGCTATAAAAGCCTTTGATCAATCCTGCCCAATAGAGGACGGAGAATATGAAGGAGGAGAAGTGTAATGAGACTATATACTAACAACAAAGGCGAATGGACAGGCACACAAGCCGATGCCAAAAAAGCTTGGGGCAAAGACATGGCGCTTGTCGATGTTCCTGTAAGTAAGGAAGCCTTAATGAAGTGGCTTAACAGTTGTCGGGTTGTGTCGCAAAGACATGCCCAGATAACGGAACAGTTTAGCACACCTAGCGAAGCACCGCAGGTCACAAGCACTCAGTATAATCATCCTTGGGCAACCATCAAAGAGTGCGCAGAAAAAGCATCGCTCAAAGATCTAGGTGTAGCCCTGTCAGTTCTAATGAACCGACTTGATGAAGTAGCAGACAAACAGAAGGAGCAATCTAATGCTGATAGTTAAAGCCGAAGATTTAGATCCGATCTTAGATTGGCTAAGAACGTGTCCTTGCAACTACAGCGTCAGTTCGATGCAAGGTGGTAACGTCCACGTTAAGTTCACACTCAATGTTGTGAACATCGAAGAAAAGAAGAAACAATTCTCTTTGAGTGATGAAGCAGAAGGTGGGGCATAAGCCCCCCTCTAAAAAAATTTAATTATTTTATCTACTATTGTTGACAGGTATGTATCATCTGTGATACCGTCATTATATAAAGAAGGGAAAAAGCATGACACAATTTAACACAGACATAACATTAGACATCAGAGGCCATGAGTTTAAGATAGAAATTTATGGTGATGTAGACAGAGATGGCTGCGCAGAAAACATAGAAATGTTCTGGCAGAACTTTGAAACCAAACAGCAAAAAGACGTACCAAAGCGTGTTCGCACATACATCGAAAAAGAATACGGCTACGAAATAGACGAAGCTATTAGTCTAGCAGCTATAGATGATGGTGACTTTGCTTACGATTGTTGGAAGGAGCGGTACACATGAAAGATTATGAATTTACATTCGACAGCGAATACGGCGTTTACTTTGGCATGATCCAAGCGCCTGACGAAAAAACATTTCTGGAAGAAATTAGAAAGCAATACCCAAACGATAAAGGTGCGGATGGTTACTTTGACTGTCCTGACACTGGTGAAGAGAAACCGATAAAGTGGGGGGATCTGTAGCATGGAATACTTTACGATGCTCACTATCGTCTATGTAATGGGCGGTCAGCCGTTAGAAGCAAAAATATTATTTGCATCCGAAGATGACTGTTGGAATGTACTGCTAGACACTGAAACAATCTATGACCAAATTAATGGGCAAGCAGGTTTCTGCGAAGTGTCAGATTACCCATCTTACGTTGTAACGCCAAAAATACGGCCTTGGTGATAGACATGTCGTTACACGTTGAAGTTAGTTACAACATAAATTGGAAAGATGTAGGGGAATGGATGACAATAATAGTTGACGAAGATGAACGTATAGCAGGAGAACGATCTACTCACCGTTTGCGGTCTGATGCTTTGAGGTCAGCAAAACAATACAACATGCCCATCTATATTTATACAAAATCCGATCAACTTTACAAAATTATCCAACCACCTTTTAGGAGTTAGATACAATGAGTTACAGGCATAATCTAAACCCTGCAGATGAAAGCTTACTGAGGCACTTACGGCAGTTAGTGGATAGGCTCCAAGATGAACAGTACAGATTAGACGCCCATCCAAATGTTAAACAAGATTTGTTTAGAGCAAGAGAAGAACTAAAAGAATTTACATCTAAACTAAGACAAAGAGGAGTAAATATATAGTGGAACAATGGAACGAAATGCTGCAACGGCACAAAAGAGAACGTGTGGAAGCATTAAAATCGTTATCCGAAAGCGGATACACACAAACACAAGCAGCTAAATTACTTGGCTGCACATTGTCAAAACTAAACACCTATGCCAAAAGATACGACATTGAATGGCAAGTAAAAAGACAGGGTGTTAGATCATAAGATCGTGTGACCAGAGTAGCAAAAAAGCAGGTTTGACTGTTTATGTGTGAGAAAACAGGAAACTACTCTGGTCACTTATATTCTATAGCTAATTTAAAAATTAAAAACAAGAAGTTGACACAAAAATTAAAATAGTGTTAAATAATCTTGTTTAGGGCTTGTACTATGTGCAAGAAAAAAGGGCGCTTTGTACTCCAATATGATGCGTCCTTTTTACTTTTTTACAACCAAGCTTTAACAGAAAAACATGGGCAAGCTTTCGAAGCATACTCATTATGCCCAGACACTTTAGTAATGCTTGGAAACTTCTTCTTGTAATCTTCTATTAGCTGGCGCAATGACGCTTCCTGTTCTGGCGTAAAATTGTCAGAAAAATCTCCGTCAGCAATGCCGCCTCTACCACCTACTAGGCTAACACCGATTGTTGTCTTGTTTCTACCGCCAACATGAGCGCCAGATCGCTCTACAGGGCGTCCGTAGCCCACTGAGCCATCCCTATGAATTACGGCATGATAACCTATATCAGACCACTTTCGTTCCTCTACGTGCCATCTACGGATCTCTGCAACGACATCATCAACAGGTTTATCTGCCATCCAACTAGGATTGGTTGCTGTAGCGTGTATAATTATTTCGTCTATTTCTCTCATTTTTATCTCCTAAAAAATTTAGTAGCAGAACGCACAGCGAAGCTACTAGCTACGATAACGCCTAATGTATACTGATACCACTCTGGCATACTTTCCAACGCTACAAAGCCCTCTGCAACGATCTCACGCCCTTTTTCACCTGTAAACACTAAAATTAATGGAATACTAAACAAACCAACTAAATATTCGTCTTTCCAAGAATTTTGCGTACCTTGCGCCATAATACGCTCCCAATCCGCGACTGAGGTTTTTTCAGAGAGCAAAATTTTACTACGAGCTTCTGCCTCTGTTAGCTTTAATTGTGCTTCTGCAGCTTTCCCTGCAGTTTTAGCTTCTAGCCATGAACCTGCTAGACTTGCTATTGGTGAAATCAACTGACCAATCATTTGTTAGCTCCCATATTGGTAAACCCAAAGTATGCAGCCGTAACGCCAGACACAGCAACCACATATACCGCAGCTATATCTGCAAGCAGGTTAGATGCTTGTTCTAAGCCTAGCCATGATGCCAATACAATGAGCAATGGATATGCTAGCATTCCAGATAAAGCAAACCATGTCATACGAAGCTGTGCATCGCGCTTTGCATCAGCGTCTTCCATCATTCTGCGGCGATCTTCAAGCATGATCTCACGCTCATCTGGATCAATCTTACCGTTGTCATTCAAATCATACTTTTGCTTTGGCATCTGCATACTCCTGAATAATGCGCCTATTATAACCTAAAATCACTAATCGTCCATTTTTATCATAAGCAGCCCATTTTTTGCCGCGCTCTACAACTATTGCACCGTTATCTCCAAACACGAAACCTTCATGCTGTTGTGTGTCACCATTATCTCTGCCTTTTTTGCTTCTAGCTGACATTCTTCTTTGTCCGAATATGTGCCGATCTGATAATATTTAAGATTATCTGTATTGATAAAGTGCAAGAATATTAAAACGTAAGTCATTACCACGTGCCTCTGGCTTTACCGATAAAGTATATGATTGCGCCAAATAAAACAAATCCGAAGAGAACAATAGCAATACCAACGCACCAGTTTATTAGGTTGTCTATTTTCTCTTGCCTACGATACACAGCTTCTTTCTGCATCTTTCTTTGTTCTGCCTCAATAGCAACAATTTGCTTCCAAGCAGATGGCCCATAATAAGTGCTCACATAGTCACATAGCTCTTGCCTCATGGCTCTAGCTCTTTCTTGTGCCGCCCATATTTCCACGGCACTGGTGTCAAAGTTAGGACTTACCTTTTTCCACAAAGGTGGGTCTTTTGCTTTTGCTCCAAGATAATCCAAATCAGACACTGCCTTGCCAAAGTTAGACAAATCCTTGCCTAGCTCAGATATTTCTTTACCTGCGCTAACCGCTTTCTTAATACCGCTAAATGCTGTTGTGGCTAGTGCAATCGCTGTTGCTGGATCGATCATCTGCCATCACTATGCACTGGCCCTCTAAGTAGGTACTCTAAAGTGCTTTCTAAGGATTTAATACGACTTTGCATCTTAACAATATGCATCATATGTTCAGCCATCCCATCTACATCTTCCCACACCAGATCTATATCTTCCCAAATCTCATCGTCTGCATCTTCCATGTCCTCATAGAACTCTGCAAGAATGTCGATGATTTCTTGTAAATCTTCTTGGTTTTTTTGAACATCCCTAATTAAATTAGTTCTGTCAGTTGCATTATTCTCAATGGTAAGAACATTGACCTGCTCTGTTAGACTTTCAATAACAGATGCTTGCTGAGAAGCATACCAGATACCACCGCCCACAGTACTGACTATTGCTATTACTGCACTTGCAGCAACAGCTATGTTTACCTTGGGCAAGTCCACATTATCACCCCATAATCGTCATGCGAATAAGCAGTAACAAACTAGCCCCTGTTATTGCTATCATTATAGTTTCCATGCGTTTCATTCTATTATACAAATCTTTGAATTGAATTTTCATTTCTGTTTTGATTTCTATAATTTGCTTTTCCAACGCATCAATCCTATCGTGTGCTGTTTGTACTGTTTTTTTCATATTAATAACCGTTTGCCACCAACTTACTAAACTCACCTGACATTAATTTCTTTTTAATATATGCGTTTAGTTCTTCGCTTCCTATTTTAGCGCCACACTCTTTCATCCACATTTCAATCACAACAAAAGGTATAGATCCTGCAAGCCTCATGTCAGACTTACGGTTATGTCCATCTATATTGCGCTCTTTGTTGAAATCTAAAATGCGTTGAACATCCTGACTGCGGTTAATTACTATTTTACCGTCTTCGTCAAAATATTTTGTTTGAACGCTCATTTTATTTTACCGTAGCCCATTTTTTCCATTTCTTTTTCTAAAGCCTTTCCCCCTTTAGCTATTTCTTTCGATTTTAACATTTTTTTTAATAATTCTAGCATTTCGTCTCTAGTTATATTTCCGATACCTGCCATTATTTTTTACCTTTCTTTTTTTTAGGTGCTTTACCACCTTCCCAAGCCTCATTTACGTCTGGTGTAGACGGATCATCAGCTTTTAATTTACCTTTTGCTGTTCTTGCTCTTTTTGGCTTAGAAGCTCCCATCGCTTCAGCCATTCCTGCTTCCACTAAAGCTTTCCCTGTTTCATCATCGACATCTATTTCCTGACCTTTGGCGCAAGGGCTACCGTTTGCCCAAGGATTTCTGTCTGACGTTATTTTAATCTTCATTTCTCTCTCCTATTGAGGATGGGGCATTTCTGCCCCACCAGTTTTCTTATGAAATATCTGCCACGATCCCATGTGCCTTTTGCGAAGTAACCTGTAAGCCATATTCGCAAGAAATTAATCTGCGCTCTGACAAACCAGTTTTTGCTAAAGCTTCTTGTTTAGCAGTCTGCAAATAAGCAACCTCTGCATATGAAGGATCAAGAACAAGTACATCAGGTGTATGGTCTACACTTGATACTGTTCTTACACGCATATGCCTGTTAGGTACAATCTGCAACTCCCCGAAGTCGGAAATATAGACATCTATCGCTGCATTTAACTTACTGTCTTCTGCTTCCTTAAAACGTGTTGCGTTACCAGTAAAAGTTGAGATTGTTTGTTTCTGAGAAGAGCCACACATAACAATTTTTGGCGTTGCACCTTCGTCCCAACAACCTTTGATAACGTCTTTTAGCAACGTTTCAGTTAAAGTACGAAGAGTACCATCAGTTGCCGCAGCGTTTACAAAACCTGCTTCACCTGTACCTGAAGTTGTGCCATCAGCGCCACCAGAACCACGAGAAGTGTTTGTGGTTATATAAGCAGGCAAACCAGCAGTTTGACGTGCTGTACCAGACGCACCTGCGGATGCAGCTACATTGTCTAGCATCATCGCTTCCATATCACGCTTTAGCTCAGATAGTTTGTAAGCAACTTGCTTTGCTACTGTTTGTGCGTTTGCAACACCATTAACAGCTTGGTTAGTAGAAGAAACCTCTACGACTTTCGCTGAAATCTGTGTGTAGCCACCTTTACGAACAGCGTTAGTTGGTGCTGTGTTGGAAAGACCAACGTCACCCTCTATCTGTCTGTTTGCGCTAGTTGCAGCAAGATCAACTTCACTCCACTCAAAGTAGGTGTTGTCAACATTGCGTGACCCAATAGAAGACATCAGAATTGTCTCTGTTGGGGTTATGGATGCCATTGCCTCAGATAAATCCTCTCTGATTGTTGTGACATCGTAAGTTTCGTTTGTATTAGCTGTTACAGCCATGATTTTAGTCCTTTTGACAAAAGATTAAGATAGTAGCCAGTTAGCAACATCATCTGCGCTTCCTGACCGTTTCATTGCGTCTAATGCCTTGTCTTTATTTCTGCTTTTTGCTGCACTTGCTGACCGTTTTGCTGCAGGCTTAACCACAGGCCGCGCACCTTCAGCTTTTTTCTTAGCATTAGGTTTGTTAGCTTGTAGCTTTCGCCATTTAATAGCATCACTAAGGATCATAACTTCTTCGGCAGTTTGCACAGTGCTGATTTGTTCATCAGTCAACTTGTAATGCTCTTTCGCGTTTTCTGTCATTTCCTTCACGAAAACTTGACGCTTTGCTTCGTCCTTAAACTCAGGCATCCACTCAGCTAACCGCATGGCTTGCTGATTAAGATTTTCTGCATGTAAACGATCACGTTCTTGCTGTTCACGTTGTGCAACCCACTTAGCGTTTTGTTCCCATTGTTGACGCTGCTCCACAGCCCTACGATACTCTTCTGTTCTCATATTGTACCCTAGAAGATCAGTTTCTTTCATCTCTTCTGGTGGATACTCAGGGATTGCAGGTATAGCACCGTTTTTTGCTTGCTCTAGCATTTGACGTAGTATTTGACGCTCTTGAGAAACTTCCTGTTGCAGTTGTTCGAAGTTCTTACGGTTTTCGGCAACTTCAGTCATTCCTTTTTGGATATACTTTTGTCCTGAGTAGCCCCTTTTCAGTTCATCCAGAGTGACTTCTAGTTCCTGTCCATCGACTTTCACCATGTAAGTTTCTGGTTCGACTGTTGGCTCTAATTCCTCAACATCCTCAGTATCAGCTATTTCTTCTTCGATGTCTGATACGTCATCGACATCAATATCTTCAGCAACTTCCTCAACAGCTTCAGTTTCTGTGTCCAGAATTGCCTCAACCACTTCGTCTGTTACTTCTTCTTGATTTTTAGGTGTTTCCATAATCAAATTTTCGGCAACCGAACCTATATCATCGCCGTTGATTGGGTTAGTCGTTTCCACGGTGCTTTCCCTTCTTAGTTATGAGAGTTACGGCGTCTACATTCGCGTTTAGTAATCTCTCTATTTCAGTTAATGCCCTAAGTATGGCGTGAGCATCCTCACGTTTCTCCACCTCAGAAGCGCTGCTATCTGCGAAAATACGAAACTGCATTTCACGCAAATCCTCTACGGTTTCTTTAAACCGATCATCTTCTAATAATGACTTGGACTTTTTAGCCTTTAGCTCAATAGCTGCCAGATCCATTCATACCACCCATCATTTGTTCATTATGCTGTCTTACAGCATTTTGCTCTTGTTTTATAGCCTCTACATCAACGGCTGTTCCGTATTTGCCTAGAAGTTCAGCTACTTTTATTGCCAAGTCTTGCACCATTTCATCTCTAGCCAAATCATCTTTCATAGCTAATTCGTGCATTTTATACTGATTATCCATCTGCATTTTTGCCATATCCATCTGCGCTTGCGTCTGCGTTTTCATTGCTTCTGCTTGCATAATAGCCTGCGTTGGGTCTTGTTGTTGCGCCATCTGCGCCATCATTTGCTGTTGTTGCTGCGCCTGCATCATCATTTGCTGCTCTATCTCTGGTGACATTGGCATAAAATGTCGATCAATATTTCTTATACCACCCAATGCTAAAATATCTGCCAGTGTGTTACGGATCTGCGTCAGCGTGACTATGCCGTTTGCTGCACCGTATGTTTGGTAAAGTTGCTGTTGAATACCAAATGCTAATTGTAAGGCTGCAGCACGTTCATTTTCTCTGCCTGTACCTAAACCAACATTTACAGATAAATCCATTTCTGCAGACCAAGCCCTTGGATCTACAGGTACGAAAGACCCGTTTAATCGCATTACTTCTTCTTTGTCTGTATTTTTAACGTACAGATCCAACATAAGCTTAAATAAACGCTTCATTCCACCTTCTGCTAGGTTTCTTGCAATAACTTCTGCTTGCCCTGCCTGACCTTCCATAGACGCCGCTACACTGGTTGCTGTAGCGCTTTTTAGCACATCAGGGTTTAATCCCTGCGCCATTTTGCTAACGCCTGTCTTATTGTCTACTAGCTGATCAAAGTATTGCAGCGCAGGTAGTGTTTGTGCTGCAGTAAAAGGCACTGCCATCTCTTGAACCGCATTTGGCGTTTTTACTCTGACCACACGCCCTATTTCGTTGTTTAAAAGATCTTCGACATGAACCTGACCATCGACTATCTGCACCGCAGGATTGTTCGTTAGTGCTGCATTATCTAATATGCCGCGAAGCATAGATGTCGCTGCGTCTTGGTCTGTAATTGTAAGGTCTACCAGAGATGTTCCAAAAAACGCATGTGGCTCTGGATCAATCTCAAAAATAGAATACGGCGCATGATCCGCTTCGTAGAATTGCAACAGGGTATGATTAGCGCCCACACACAAGAATTGATAAAGCTGCGGAACACCTGACCCTTCAATGTCCAGTTCCATAAAAGCTTGTGTCAAGGTAATTTTTTTAGATGCACCAGAAATGTTTTCATCTTCACCATCGTCAACCGCATACCCTCTGCGCTCAAACTCTGCTTCGTCATCAGTAACAGAATATTCTGTATGATCTAAACCGCTAAGATCATCTAAACTAAACCCCATAGCCAAGATGTCAGAAACACGAACATCTGAGGTATGACCGCACACGTAAAAATCTTCAATGCTTCGTGCGTTTCTATCTACAAAAAAATCTTCTGGCGGCACACTTTCGATACAAATGTCACCGTTTGATATGTTTCTAACAAGCTTAACGTCATGGCTAGGCATTTCTATTTCCATGCCTTGTTCGTCTATCGACATAGAGGTTTTTATTTCATGCTCTAAAACCTCAACATTGTCATCGCTAACAAGAAGCGTAAATTCATCGTCTGACAAATCTCTTAATGTGTGCGTTTCTTGCTCCATGTTTTCATTGTAATAAACGTAAGCCACACCAGTTTTTTTGACCAACGCATCTTGGAAAACATCGTTTATTAACTTGTAACCATTGTGCTGTTGAAACTTGTAATTAATAAACTGCGTTGCTTGTTCTGCCGCCTGTACATCCTCTGAACCCCTTGGCACAAACTCTACTGGTTTTTCTGTAGCCAAGAATACGCGCTGCAATGATGGCTTTATACCGCGAACAACCTCACGACACTTAGAAGCAACAACCTTAGAGCGCCCTTCTTCGTATCCTAAATCACACTCTAAATCGTAATAACGCTGCGCTTTTATTCTTTGCGGTTCTATTTCTGCGTCACAAAAATCAATAGCATCATCTATAGCTTTGGAAACTATGCTTTCAATCTGTGTCTTGTCTAATGGTTCTAACCGCATATTTTATCCTTACATATTTGGAAGTGTGCTTGCGCCTAGCATACGCAATAATCCCATTTCGCCCTGATTAGTAATTAATTGATTTTTTAAGTATTCCTGACCCATAGGAGAAGTCATTGCTCTATTTCTCATAGGCGCAAGTAAAGACCCTGCAGCATAAGCAGTTGCAGCTACCGCAGGATCACCTGTAAATCCGAACCCTGCCGCACCTGTACTTGCTTGCGTTTGCCCTGCCGCCATACCGCCTGCGTTTAATCTCTCTCTGTAGTTACCTGCCTGTGGCAAAGTTTTCATTGTTGCGCTTCCTGCCCTTGCAAGTTCACCTAAATCAGAATTACCAAACAATCTTTGTCTTTTAAATATTTGACCTGAAGCCGTTGCTAATTTTTGCGGCGTTACCAAACCTGTATAAAAACCTTCACCTTTATCTATTGTTTTTTCGATAGTTAGAAAATCTCTATATAATTTGTTTGTTTGTATTAATTTTTCTTTACCCTCTTTGCCTAAATTTTTGTAAATCATCTCATTCAAAACAGGCAATGCTTCTCTTGCAAATTTTCCATCAATATTACCGCTTCTTGTCATTTCATTGATGTTTCGCTGATACATAATCATTTGATTTTTGCTAAGAGGTTGTCCTGTTTTCAAAGATTTTTCTAAAGCCCTATAAACCCTTCTTATGATGGGAACATCAGTCGTCAAATTTACTCTTGCTTCAAAATCATTAAAATGAATTTTTAGTTTGTCCATTTGACTTTTTGTTGGAACTAATCTTTCACCACTATTTGAAAACGGCTGTAATTGCTCAAGTGTTTCTTTATAGCCTTTTCTAATTCTTCGATAAACTTCGTCTAAATCTTCAGCTTCCACGCGATTTTTATTTACGCCAATTCTTTTAAGTGCAGCACGACTAAAGGCCTCAACAGCCGCCTCTTGCAGATTGCGTCCTGCTTTTGTAGCTTCTTCCCATGCTAATATTTGTGCATCGTTAAGCATTGTGCCTGCAGTTGGAATAACACCTTCTTTTTTTAATAAATCAACGTATTTTTTTGTTTGACCAGTAATTTCGCCGCCCTGTGGACTAATAATTTTTTTTGCCAAAATAGGGGTAACTATAGCTGTTATAATTTCTGCAGGCACTTCAGCCGCCGTTCCTTCAAATTGCTTCCCTGCATACAATGATGTCAATGCAGGCAACACACCCATCGTAACAACATTCTTACCTGCGAACGGTAAGAACTCACCGACACGCTGCACCGCTTCACCTGTTGTGCTTTGCGGTTCGTAATTCATAAATTCTGGTGCTATTTTATCAGCCGCCATTCTTGCTTGTGGTTCAGTAAAATTATACAAATCTCCAATTACAGGAAGCGCACCCCTAAGACCACTTTTTACCCCTTGGGAAAAACCTTCTGGTAATTGTTCGTTACCTAATATTTTACGATTAGCTAAATCTGCGCCTGCAATAGCTAAATTCGTAAGGTGCGCAGGAGTATCTATCGCGCCTGTAACGCCTCTTGCTAAACCAGAACCACCCGACATTGCCACATCAGTACCAAATTCACTAGGCGATAAATCTGGTTTTGGTTCAAAGTTTACATCACCTTCTTCAAAAAAATTCCTTTTAAATTTACTTTTTCCTAGATCTTTTATTTTTTTAATTTTTCGAAGTTGAAAGGCATCATCTTTAATAGCCATGTATTCTTGAAACAGTTCATCGCCTGTCATTTCTTCTAATGGTTTTTTTTCTTCAGCCATTTTATGCGTCCTTATTATTCAAAAAGCGGTGGTAAACTTGCCAAATGATTTTGTAATTCTATTGCAAACAAATATGGATTTTGAACAAATCCTGTTTGCCTACCAAGCGCTTCATCTTGGCGTTTAATATAATCAACCATAAAATTATATTCACGATTTGCATGTTCAGCCATTATTTCTTGGATCATCAAATATTCTGTTATACCCTCTTTGGTCATGCCAATATTAGCAACCATATCTCTCATAAATGCCAAGTCGCCTTCACTAACGCCAACGCCAAGACTGCCACCTAACCTATCTAAAACTTGTTGATTTGCTATATTTCTAAAAGTTTCATTTGTGGCAACACCTGCATCACCAAACCCAAGTTGAGCAAATAATTTTTTAGTATTTTCAATAAGGTCTGCCCCAAAACCACTTCTAAAATCTTGACTGTTTATCATTTGTCTTTGAAGCGCAATGTTAGTAGCTGCTTTTTGCGCATTACTAAAATCACCTAAAATACGTTTTGTTGTGTCAGCACCTTCTTTAAGCAACAATTTTCCTTCGTCACCTAAATTAATATTTAATCCACCACCACCAATAGCCGTAACATTACCATCGCTGCCAACATTGTAGACCTTCTTAGGATCATAAGCTGTCGTTTTATCTCTTTCGTTTAACTGAGCGCCTGTCATTTGAGAAACAGTTTTAGAAGGTTTTTGAAATTGCTGCCTAAAGTAAATTTTCATAGCATCTGAGGGCGTCAAGGATCTGTTTTGCACAGCCATTAGCAAGGAAGCTGCGGCCTTATCACCTGCCGCCGCACGTTGCTGCAATCCTTTTATAGTGTCTGCCCTCTGATCTTGCGCCATTGCAAACTGCGCTTCTTGCAAGCCTTGCTCACGCAAATTTTTACCTTGACCGTAACCTCTTAAAACAAGAGCATCAGCCGCTATACCTGCCTTGCGAAGAGGACTAAACAATTGCTCTGGGCGCTGAACCCCAAAACTACCATCACTGTTATTTGGCTGTTGTGGGCGCGGTCTGCCCATTAACATGTCAAGAAAATTATAACCTGTACTCATTTTACCCCATTTCCTTTCTCAGCCAATATAAGCGCCTCTGAGTGCATGTTAGGCCATCCCTGCAGCAAGCTGTAAATAGTTAAACAAGCCCGGCTGGAAGCTCCTCTCCTGCCCTGCCATCGTAGGTTGTGCGCTAATAGCAGAAAGCATAGTGTTAAGGTTCTGGCTGGGCTGCCCTGTGAAGCCTGCATATTGTTGTTTGCCCATGTTAATCAAATTTTGCATCATTTGTTGTTGCATAGCGCCTTGAGCCATCTGATTTTGCTGTAGCTGATTACCCATATTAAAAGCTTGTTGGCCTGCACCTTGCAAGCCCTGTGCTGCTGTAAAAGCGTTACCCATTGCTTGATTGTAACCTTGCTGACGTAAAGCCCCAACTTTATCTAAAGCTTGCTGCTGATACCCTTTCAAAGCTTCTGCTTGCGCTATGCCATGCCGTGATCCACCAAAAGCACCTGCTGCCTCTGCTTGTGCGTCTAGCTGATTTTGCCCTATAAGTGCCGCACTTCCAACATCCCTCAATGTAGCATCTACTACCTGCTGATTGTATGGGTTCATCATATTAGCAGCCGCAGCCGCAGGGTTAGCGTATGTATTAAGTGCCTGCATATTTGCACCTGACGCTCTTTGGTATGGATTAGCAATGGGTTGTACCATTGCAGGATTTGCGCCGCCTGCCATCTATTTGCCCCCTTTTCTGCCTGCGCTAGTCATTTCTAGCGACACTGGTTGTCGATCAGGTGCGCGACTACCGACTGCACCTGTTACTGGATCTATCCCGAAACTACTTATGTAATCGGCTGTTGCAGGACTACTAGCCTCTAAATTTGCTCGTGCAGCATCATAAACTGGCGCTGACGAATACCCTATCGCACCGCCTGTGTTAACAGGTGTTGGAAGATAAGAACCTTGACCACCCTGCATACCAAAAGCCGCCATCGCGTCTTGTTGGTTTCGAAAAGCTGCTTCCTGCATTGGACTGAAAGCAGCAATATCTGCCCCCCTGTATTCCGTGTAAGGCATTGCCGCCAAATCTTGCCCCATTCCCACCGACTGTTGTAACGCAGTCTCAAAGAACTTCGGCATCGTTGTATCTGTACTCTCTCTGCCACCTTTAGCCATTATCGAACTCCTTTAAGAAACTAACGTATTGCATTTTCCAATTAAGCGGAATTAATGGTTTTTTCCAACCTATTCTACCAGACATTGTAGCCGCCGTACATCCATGCTGTTTTGCCCAATTTTTTACATCACTATCCATGTCTAATATTTGATCCAATTCACCGCCTGCTAAAAAAATGTTTAGCACCTTTTTTCTAGGATATACCACAATTTCAGTAACAATGCACCCCCTTGGCGCTGACCATAATTGCATTGTACCTTTTGCTATGCTTTCGACAATATCTTCCCATTCGTGAGTACCGCCTGTATATTTTAAAGCAGCCTCTATCCAAGGACGACATTTTTCTAAATCATTTGACAATATGGTATCTTTAGGCATGTATCCTCGTTATCGTTAAACTAGAAGCAGGGGAAGCAGGACTAAACGCCGTTGCCGCAGTAGCATTTAAACTACCGTTTGTACTATCCACAGCCCACTTTGCTTCTAAATAATCATCTTTAACAAACTCAATAATTGCGCTTCGAGAAATAACTAAATTAGCATTATTATTATGAAGTGTCGTTACCATAGTAGAACCAGTTAAATCTGTGCCATTTTTAGCAGGCCAGAAATAAAACGTTACATCACTTGAGCTTGAACTTCTTATTTCTGCGGTGAAGTTTAGTAAGTACTCACCCTTCTCCTCAAACACAATACGCTCTGGGTTTGTGCCATCACGATCTATCTTATATTTACTTGCAGGTGCATCATATGTAATGGAGTAAGCTGTATCTGCCGAAGCAGCCGTAATGCTTGACGCTGCAACTAAAGTAACGTGACCGCCTTCCATGACAAGCTGCCTAAACTCATTATCATAACTCACAATAGGCCATTCATTTACGTCATCCCAAAGAATAACGCCATTTTCACTTGGGTTATCGTCTGATGATTTAAAATAAAGCTTACCTAAGTTTCTTTGCAAATATCCATTAAGTTGCCTACCCCACTGAGTAAGATCAGGGCCAATAGTTGGGAGAATAGGAACTGGCATTATCTAGTTCCCCCTGCAACAGTTTCTAATCTCATAACGCCCACGCGCCAATCAGCAAGCTTTGCGCCCTCTACCTTCATGCGTATCTGCCTACCGCTAAATCTAGCGTCAGTAGGATTATTAGGAGTAAATGGGCCATGCGTTGTTTCTGTATCATTTGGATGAAAACGTGTTTTGAACGTCATATTCACATCGCCCTGCGTCTTTTCGTCAGGAATAACAGATGTAACCTTGGCTATGTTTTCGCCAGTGCCGATAGATATTGGGCCAGTTTCTGCAAAGACAGAGCCGCTATCTACGTTTAATCCAACCTCATGTTCTTTTATATTTGCATGTGTTGTATCCCAATCAGCCATGAATGGGTATCTAAACACACCCCTTGGAACGCCTGATGTTCTTGATAACTCGCCAATCATCCAATGATTTTCATTGTAATCATACGCAACGTAACGGTCTATTTCTGAACTGCTTGATGATGGGTAAAACCACCAAACTTCACCATACTGAGGTATGCCCATCGCCCATATTTTAGATTGCTGCGCTACGTTTATATCATCAAAGATATAATCATGCACATCACACTTTATAGGCTGCACTGTGTTACCATTAAATAGAAAGAAGTTTTCCTGCCCAATAAAAAATACACCGCTATCCGTATCTACGGCTGCTCGACTTGTTACAACGCCGCATGACGCGCCAACACGCTCAAACCCATACACATAGGGTGGGCCTGTATATCGAGCCGTGTGAGCGTCTGTATCTGTTAGTATTAACGTCTGGCCTCTCGTTCTTATGGCTTGCATGATCTGCCCAGATGTTTGTAGCTCTATGTCACCTGCTTCATTTGTTGCCGCAGCAGTCCATGTATTTCTGTCTTCTCGGTCACACCAAGCAATCTTACGTCCGTTGCCGCCAGACCCTAACGCAAAAATAAAACGCTCTTCTGTCACGATTAAACCAAGATTATTTGTTGGTGCGTTTGTAATTGGCGTTGCTACCACAGCTAATTTTAAAGATGTGTCTGTTACATTTACATTAGGCTCTGCGCCTGACGCTGGGTAAATTTGTATCGTAACGCCTGTATCGTCTGTATCAAACCTATAAAAACTATTGCCCACTGGTAAAGTTTCATCGAGCAAAACAGTTGTCGTCGTTGTGCCAACAACCTTAACTTTTAATGAAGGTATTGTGTCTGGATCTGCGTCATTATCTGGGTCAACAACTGAGATAGTAAAATGATACTTAGCACCGCTCGTTAAACCAGTAATTGCTTGCTCTAAGTTAGCAGCCGTTGTGCCTGTCCACTCTGCTTGACCAGAGTTAATAGCCCAACCAGTGCCTAGCGTCCAATCTGTGCCTACGGTAAAGCTATTGTTTGTAATAAGCTCAGAGCCGCTAACAATGTCCAAACCCCACTCAACAAGCCTACCATCATCATAATGACAGCCAACTAATATCTCACCAAAGTTATCTAACGTCCAATACGTTGCAGGCTCAGGTATGGCGTTTGATAATTGCTGTATAGGTGTACCCCAAAAGCCAGTGCCAAAAGTGCCTTTACCGTAACCAGATGAAACTGCCGCATCTATTCTTCCTGTTGCTAAACTTGCAGGAGTTATGTCGTACACATTTCCCCCACCTGTCATTGCAAGTAAAGCTTCGTGAGAACCGCCAGACAACCATGTGCTTTGGTTAAGAGCTTCCCAACTGTGCATACCCCTAATAGGTTGCGTGGTAAAATCTTGCTTACGATCACGCCACCCCCCAATAGGTCTAAGCGAACCGTCAAGCCATCTTACTAAGCTACCCTCACGCCACCTACCAGATTGCTCATAATCCGTACCTATTCTGTAAAATCCTGATGGTATATCGAGAGGTACTAGAGCCATTTTTATGTCTTCATAATATAGGCCAACGCATAGTATGGCGGTCTGTTTTCGTGAGAGCTACCGCTACCAGCAGAGCCAGTTGTTTTATTTAGTAATCCATTTGGGTTCCAAGTATTTGAGTTATAGTCAATATCAATACCACCAGAAGGTAATGCAGTCTGTAAGACATAACTATCTGTATAGCTGTGTGTGTGAGATGGTATCTGACTGGTTGTCAGCGTTACGCTATCTGCACCGCCAGTGTCCCCAACGTCATAAGTTCCTCCGCTATCGGCGTCTGCGTGTACAACATACTTACCTGTTAAGTTAGGTGTTCCATTTGTGCCATCACATAAAGCCCATCCAGTGGGTATTGCTGCGACTGTACCGCTCCACATAATTATACCACCAACAGGAAATGTTTCTAATGTTGTCTTTCCTGCTAAGAGGTTTATTTCTGTTGCTGTGGCTGTAAC